GCTAAATCAGAAGCATCTAGGTTTGTTAAGTTAGCACCAGATATAGCTGGTAAAGTCGCAGGAAATCTTGCATCAGGAACTATTCCATCATTAAGATTATTGGCATTAAGTTCTGAAACTGTAAAAGATTTAAAAGCATAAACATTTAATAAGTCACCAGTAGCAGCACCACTACCTAATACAATAGATGTACCTGAAGTAGCTGTGTAATCTGAAGGATCTAAAATCACACCATTTAAAACTACCTGAAGATTATCAACACTATAAGAAAGTGTAGCTGAGTTATCATCACTACCACTAAAAGTTGTTTGACCAGAAGTAGCAGTGTATTCATATAAAATTAAAGAAGCAGTACCAGCACTTGATGCAGCAATCCAGTTAGCTCCATCATAAACACGCATTTCATTAGCAGTTGAATTAAAATATAAAGCACCAGATACTAAAGCATTACCATCATTGTCTACAGTAGGATTAGAAGTTTTACTTCCTAAGTATTTATCATCAAAGTCATCAAATGAATTAGCAGCAGCAGCGGCAGAATTAGCGGCTGCGGTAGCTGAGTTACCAGCATTAGTCGCTGATGTTGCAGATGCAGTTGCAGATGTAGCAGAATTAGTTGCTTGTGTAGAAGCTGTAGTCGCAGAAGTAGCTGCATTGGTTGCACTTGTTGCTGCCGCTGTAGCTGATGTTGCAGCTTCAGTAGCTTTTGTAGTAGCAGTTGTAGCATGACCAGAAGCAGTAGACGCTGAAGATGCAGCGTTTGTTTGACTAGTTGATGCAGCACTAGCACTTGTAGCTGAAGCAGTAGCACTTGTAGCTGACGCAGTAGCACTATTACTAGAATTTGTAGCTTGGGTAGAAGCTGTAGTTGCACTTGTTGCAGCATTAGTTTCTGAAGTTTCAGCATTTGTTTTAGCTGTTTCAGCCGCTGTCTTAGCAGTTTCAGCAGCTGTTTTAGCTGTTTCGGCTGCTGTTTGTGCTGTCTGTGCGTCTGTTTCAGATGATGCAGCAGCAGTTGCACTAGTAGCAGAAGCAGTTGCAGATGTTGCGGCAGCAGTAGCTGACGTTGCAGCAGCAGTTGCTGAAGTCGTTGCTGATGCAGCATCTACTATTAAAACCCATTTTCCAGAATCTGTATTAGTTGTTAATGGTTGTGATCCTGAAGATGTATGTGCAGTTATACATATAAAAATATTGTTTGTTGATGTGTCTTTAACTAAATCTCTTTGTACATATGATGTACTAGCAGACCAGTTACCTTTATAAACACCAAGTTCTTGTGTAAAAATTAATCCATTACCACTACTATTAACTGACAATACTTTATCTGATACTAATTCTGGGAATATTAATCCATATGCTGTTGATGTGGTAGATGATGCTCTAGGTGATAAATTAATATCTACTCCTTGTTGTTGCATCATTGCAACAAGTTTATCTAATTCTGTATTTAATGAATCAATAGGAAATACACCAGTAGTAGCAAAATCAGTACTTCTAGCTATTGGAACATTTCTAGTTATTGTATATTTATCATTAAGAGTAGCACCAGAACCTAATGTAATTGATCCACCACCAGTAACACCAGCACCAGTAACTGAATATTGCGTTACACTTGAAGGACTTGCTGCTTTTGTAAGCGTTGTATCAACACCACCAGAATTAGTATTTACTACTACTAGATCATCATCATCAAAAAATTCAAATGGAACTGTAAATGATGTTTGCCCAGATGTAGCTGTATATTGTATTCTAGGTGATATGTCTGATATTGTTATTGCCATTTATCTTAATACATTTTTTTCTAATTTATCAAATAGTGAGTCCAAAAACCATACATTCTGGAATGGTACTAGTCTACGCACATTACGAGCTGTGTGATGATTGTATTTACCCGTACCCCATGTCCACATAATATCTGATATATTAGCTATTTGACTAGCTGTTGGGCCTAATACATCAGGAATAGGATTGTTTAATATATCTTTATAAGTACCGTATGGCTTTTTACCACCTAATAATGGTCTTAAACCAACTTGATTATTACCTAGTCTTTCAATAGCATTATTGATATCAGAGAATATACCACCTAGTCCTGATCTATCAAATCCATCTACTAGTTTTTGACCAAGTGGTTTTTTACTGTAATCTCTACCAAATTGTTTTTGTCTAAACGCATCTACCATCATACCACCAGCCATTAATAACAAGATACCTTGCATAAAATTTGTATCTTTTTCTTGTAATCCACGCATTAACATTCTTTGTGTAGCAGCTGCACCAAACTTTTTAAATTGTGATATAGCACCACCCATTTCTGTATTAGCCCATAATGGTACATCTCCTTTACTTGGAGTAACAATATCTACATTAACTTGTTTAGATAATCCTTGATGATATATTTCAGCAGCTTCTTTTGCTTTAGGTGTATCATCCCAAGCATCACTATTAGCTACACGCATATGTTTAAATTCATTTCCATCTGCTTTACTAGATATTTTTCCATTTTTACCTACACCATGTTTTTGATATTGTTTATATATTTCTTTAGCAATATCATCTGTAATACCTAGAAAGTTCATTCTAGCTTTATTTAATTTAGAAATAGGTTTACCTAATGCTATTTTTTCTACATTTTCTATTATTCTCGTACCATTAAAGAATCCAGCCATTGTTTTAACTGAGGCATTCCAAGGGTTACTTGCATTTAAAAATGTAAAATAAACATTACCTACTTTACTCATACCTCTTTCCATCTTATTAAATACACCAAATGCATCTTCTAATCCATACATACCCATAGCTCTTGAGCTATCTATCATGTCTAAAGCTTCACCACCTAATTGTGTAGAGTTTTTAGACATTTTTAATATTTCTTTAGCCATACCACTTTGGAACATTTCAGTTTGTATTTTAAATGTTTTAGTCATACCATTAATCATAACTAATCTAGCTGTATCTACTACTTGTGCTATACCAGTAAGCATAGTAGTAGCATTGTACAACTTCATCATTCTTAATCCTCTACTAAAGGTTCTATTAGGATCATAAGGTAAACCATAAGTACCTCTTACTAAATGTATAGAGGCATCTAAATCTTGCAGATTTTTAATTTGTTGTTTTGTTAAAAAAGCACCTAATGGTAAAGCATTTTCATCAAATCTTTGATTATAGTACATATCGTATTTTTTGTTTTTTCTTAACATATCATCAGTAATTTGTATTAAACCTTGTTGATAATTACCATCAACTGACCAACGAGTTCCATATCCCATAGGATCACCAAATACTTTTGTAAGTTCTATATCAGGAACTACTTGATTAAAATAATGTCTTTGTAAAAGCATTATGTCATCTTCCATAAATCCTTCTTTCATTAATCTTGTGTAATCAATGTCTAAATCTCTACCTAAAAATCTACTAGATATTTTATTAACTTCTCCTAATGCTTCTTCTGGTATTTCATTAAGTACATCATCAATTTGTCTTAATCTAAGTGTAGGCTGATACTGCATAAATGATTCTATAATATCATCAATAATATCTGGAGCATTTGCAGATCCCCCTACCCATTTTTCATATTGAGCATCAGTCATATTAGGGCTTTGTTTTAATAAAGCTGGATTTTTTGCAGCTAATTTTTCTAATTCTTCTCTCATTATTTGTTTAAATAACTCTGGATTAGCATCAATAGCATCTCTTTTGTATAATGGATTAATATAGTTTTTTCTAAGATGAATACCTTTAGTTTGCATTAAAGTTAATTTAGCTTTAAGCTTTTTTCTTAATACTATTAAATCTTCTAATTTTTGTACTTTTTTAGGATCAGTAACTGGCTTTTTGCCTTTAATACTTCCATCCATTTGTTTTATAAACATATCAAGTCTACCAATTTGATATTTATGCCATGCTTCAGAAATACCACTTTCTTGATATTCTTTTCCTAATGGAGCATAAAACAAATCTTCTGTATGTTTTGCAGCTGCTTTTACTTCAGGTATTGCTGGTGCATCTGGATTTAATCTAGCTCTTGTAACAGCTGAAGAAAACTCTCTAGGTGTCATAACACCAGTTTTATCAAGTCCTGTACCAATTTTAGTATTAACAATTTTTTCTAAAAACCTTTGTTCGTTTTTACCTAATCTTTTTAAATAAGTATTATATTCAGACATAACTGCATCATCACTTATTTTAATCATGTAATGTCTTGATTTAATTTTTCTTTCAATAGTAGGAGCAGAAGGTACACCTTCAAAATTACCTCTAGTTAGTAATGGATTTTCTAATACTGTTGTAATAAAATCTTGTTCTTCTAAACCACCTTTATCTAATACTCTAAACAAAGGAGTAAAGCCTGATTTTTCTCCAAGATATCCCATACCAGTAGGTTTAATTTGATTAGCTTTAATCCATTCTGCTTCGGTTCTTATAGGTTGTGTAGCAGCAGCACCAACAGAACCTTCTTTATAAATACCACCACCTACATATTGACTATTAGAATAATGTGTGTCCATGTTATCTAATTTACTAGCAGTATCATCAAACTGTTTACCAGCTATTTTATTGTTTATAGCTGGAAATAATGCTGGTAATATAAAACCACTAGCTGATATTAATGCTGTTTCTTCCCATGTTCTTGTAGTGCTTAATCCTTGTTTAGCCATTTCTTCTGTAGTAATAATACTACCTACTTTTCCTGATCTTATTAATCTACTACCAGTAAACATAAAACTACCAGCTTTAGTAAACATAAACAAACTTGATGGATCAGTTAGACCACCTAGTACTCTACCTACAATATATGAAGGTGAGCCATTTGCTTTTTTACTATCTTCTATAAAATCTGTAACTAATTTAGCTGTATGTTTTTTGCTTTTACTATGTAAAAAATTACCAATATATGGTTCAAGACCTTTTAGTTGTCTATCTGCAAATACATTATATGTTTTATCTGTAACAAATTCAGTATCATCTTTAGCAATAGAAGCATCTACAATATATTTAAAAGCTAGACCAAAAATATTTTCGTCTGCCCATCCAGCACCAACATCTCTTACATCTTGAAAATAATTTAATGGCTCAGTTGGATCTGGTCTACCACTAATATTAGGTTTTAATTGACTAATATCTCCTACTGTAGAAACTTCACCCATTTAGTCTAATATAGATTTACTTTTCTTTTTTATTTGTGGTGACGTAGTAATTTGTAAATCAGGAAAATAAGTCATTTGACCTTGTGACCATGCAGTAATAAATTCTCCTACTTCTCTCATCATAGTTCTAAATCCACCAAGATTTTTTAATACAGCTTGACCTTCTGCATCATTCCATAATTCATTTAATAAAGCTGGTTCATATTGTTTTATTTCTGAAGCATTTGGCCCTCCATAAAACTCATCTGTTCCTTCTTTATAACTACTAAAACTTCCAATATATTTCATATCACCAGTTTCAATAAAGTTATTTAATGCTTTTTGAAATCTTGGCCCAATCCATGTACTGCTATTGTAAGCTAACTTAACTAAAGCTACAGCTAAGTATGCATTTTTATTAGATGCTAAATCATCAATACCAGTAATATTTTCTACTAATTTAAATTTATCATCTAACATTTTCATCATAACAATATTATTATCTTCTCTAGTAATTGTTTGTTCACCAGTTAATAACTTATCAATATCGTAACCAAGTTTTGTTAATTCAGCTTTAACAGTTTTGTCTTTTAATGATAATCCTGTACCAATAGTAGGATCACCTTTTTCTGACATCATCATATCATATTCTGCTTTTTGTATTTTACTTCCTTCAGCAGCCATTTCTATTGGGCCACCACCACCAGCTCTTGATCCAGCTGTAAATGTTTTATTTCTATCTCCTGTAAAACCTGAATCATAAGCTTGTGGATAAAAACCACCTTCTTGTCTGTTAATAGTATCTACTAATAAGTTTGTTGCTGTATTTTGATATCCCATAGCTGTTTGCTCCTTGCCTGAAAATTGTGTAGCTAGATTATCATCAAATACTCCAGCTTCTTTTTGTTTTTGATATGTTAAAAAAGCAATTTGATTTTCTTGTAATTGTCTTTCTACAGTATTCATATCAATATTAATATCAGGTAGCCAATCAATATCATTAAACATTCTACCTAAATCTTCTATTCCATTTTTACCTTTGTTATATCCATTATATACAAGGTTAAACATACCTTTTAATGTTTGCATAACTAATGGTTGTTCTTCTATATTTGCAAATCCATATGTTTTAAAAAATGTATCTGCTACAATATTTTGACTTTTCCAATTTTGCCATGCTTTATTTTGAAAGTCTGCTCTAACTCCAGATAATGTTAATGATGAATTTAGCTCTCTATTAGCTTCAGGTTTAAACCCTGAATCTGGATCATTTGGATTATTTAATGCCATAAAGATACCATCACCAGTTGTATCTATAGATATTCTGTATGTTGGATCTCCTATACTAGCTGGATCATAATCAAATCTAATTCTTTTATTATCCATTAAACTTAATATATTTTCTGAAGTAAAAAAATCTGAACTTAAACCTAATGCAGCTCTTTCTCCATCATTTAAATTTAATCCCCTTCTTATAATTGTTTCTGCTGCATCTGTGCTAATTTGATCTACACTTAAACCTTTTTCAGTATAGGTTTTATACATAGGATATTTTACTAATTCTCTAACCATTTTCATCATATCCGTACCCAGCACTTCTTAATGTATTAAGAATATAGGGTAATTGTTCTTTATATCTTTTTTTTAATTCTTTAGCTGTTATTTGACCTTTATAAGTTTCGTTACCAAACGTACTTGCTACTCTTATTTTTACCATTTCTTGAGCTTCTTGCATAACTAATTGAAAAGATGGTTCTAAATCATTATCCCTGTAAAAAAGATTAACTTCATTATTACCAGTTAATAAATCTGTATCTAAAAGACCGAATCCATACCAAGGCCCATCTTCTTGTCTATCTTCAAAAAAATCTTCCATTAGTTTTGTATAATCTAAATTATTATCTTCCATATATTGATCTATATATTGAATTTTATTATCTAATACTGTTTGTTCTGGATAAATTTGACCAATCCAATTTTCAACAACTAATGATTGATATTTACCAATAGTATTTACACCTAAAATGTCTTTAATTTCTTTTTCACTTAGATTAGCTAACTTAGCATCTAGTCTACCCATTTTTTCAAATTCTTTATGTAATTCAACAAGATAAGGAAAAACAAAATTAGCTTCACTATCATCAAAAGCTAATGGCCTTCCTTTAATTAAATTTAAATTATTTGCAAATGCAGCCATATTTCTAAGTTCTAATACATCATTAGGTTGTTCAAAATTTAATGTTCCAGCATTACCAAAATATTGTTCTAATTTAGAAGGCACTGCACCATATGTTTTTGATAATTCTACTAGTGATGTTAAAAATAAATTATTTTGCTCTATTCCGTTTTGATCTACACTAGATAAATCTAAACCATTAAACACTGTTCTTGTCATATCTGGAAACTCAACACTTATTAATTCATACATTTGTTGCATCATAGCTTCATCTTTTAATTCATTTTGTGTTATAGTACCTTCTCCAAAATAGTTATTAAATTGTCTTACTCTTGAATTAATTAATTGATTAACGTCAAATGCAGACATTTTTGATACTACTTTTCCACTTTCAAAAATACTAATTTGACTACTAACTTCTTGTATAAGTTGCATTTTAGTATTTTCTTTTATTAACGTATTTAATTGATCTAAATTTAATCCATTTTTTGTGGCAAATGCTCTTATTGCATTATCATTTTCAAATACACTTCCATCTTTTATCCTAGTTACTTGACCATCTACTAGATCAATTTTATTTTGATTTAATACTACTTCTTGTTTTTTAACATTTTTATCATTGGCACTATTCCACTCTTTTATGTAATCATTTACAGTTGAAGTAATTACAGCTCTTTCTTCAAAATTTGAGTTTTTATATACACTAGCATCATCTATTTCATTTAAAGGATTTTCTATATAATTTAATCCACGCTTTTTTAATTCACTATTTAATTTATCTACTTCTGAAACATAGTTTTCTGGAATGTAGCCTAACTCTAGTATAAGAGCAGTATCTTGTGCTTGTGCAAATTCTAATTCTTTTTTAGCTATACTAATTAATCTTTGTGTTTCAAATCCTATTGCTAAGGTTTGATTAAATGTTCCTTTTATAAATTTACCATTTTCATCTATTCTATCAGGTGTACCATATTGTTTTGCTAATTGATCTTGTATACTAGCTGGATATGAATTGTATAATTTTTCATAATCACTCATAGCATCTGACATTTCAGGTAATAAACTTTCAGTCCAATATGATTGCATTTCATTTTTAGTTAAACCCATTATTGATTCATTTCTATTTGCTATAAAATCATTATGGTTGGTTAAATAATTATCTAAAATTAAAAGGTCTTTTTGATTTTTTGATTCTTGCCATATTCTATCTCCATATTCAAATGCAAGATTACCTATATATTCTTTTGCGTAATTTTTAAATCTATTAGGAGTGGTATTAACTAATGTATCTTTATAAGAATTTACAGAAGTAGTAAAAGCATCTGGATCATCATAATGTTCTCTTGAATAGTTAGTTAATGTTTCTCTTGTTTTTAATTTAAAATCTGTTTTCCAAGCTACTTCTTCTTTATTAGCTTCTCTTTCTGCAAATACATCTAAAACAGCAGAAGCATTTTTTGCTGCTAAACCTATAGCATCTTGGCTATAGGTAGGAGTAACACCCATTCTACTTTGTATAGAACTAACTGTTGTTCTTTTTTGTTTTTCGCCTGTTGTAAGTGCCATTAGCTGTAATACTTATAATTTCCATAACCATTGACTAACCCAGCTATTGCAGAAGTATAACCACCAAAGGTTACTGCTTCCATTCTAGCTTGATTTTCAAAAGCCATTTGTCTATATTTTAGATTAACTGATTTTCCCATAAGTCTAATATCAGAAATATCTTTATTTCTATTTTCTACTACTTGTTTATTCATATTTAAAAAAGACATACTATCATCTGCATAACCAGCAATAGATTGATAAGCTAAGTTATTAGCTTTTTCTTTTTCAGCATAAACCGTTCTAGCATTTTCTTCTTGTTTAGCTGCTAATGCAGCCATTTTTGATTCTGTTTCTAGTCTATAATTTTCTCTATTAAGTGCAGCTTGTTGTGCTCTCATAGATGAGATTGTACCTACAGCTGATACACCAGCTGAGATTAACATTAAAGTTGCAGCATTAGCACTCATGCGAACTGTATCTCCATAGCTATACCCAATACTCTTAATGGTAATGGGCTATCTTGCGATATTGTTATTGTTGGTGATTTACTATATCCCAAAAAAGTAAATTCTTTTTTACCAGCAGATGCTGATAAATCAGTACCTATAGTAAAATCGGCTTGTTGTATTATTAATTCTTTAGAAGTTAAATCAGCAGCTTTCATTGTAACGTCTAACCCTCCAGAAATATCTATTATAGCTTTATTAATCCTTCTTGGCTGTCCTGTCAATGGCCCAGTATCAATTTCTTTATCAATAGGCATTGTTTCTAATATAGGCGTAAAATTATATCCTACTCTAACTCCAGTAATTTGTGGTGCATTATTCAAAGTAATTCTATTATTACTATCTATTGTATAAGAACCCAACGCACCATTTCCAAAAACAGCTTCTACAACATTTGTTGGTTCATAAATACTATTAACAGTATGAACAAAACCTTTTACTATCGTAATTACAGCATTATCAGCTGGAGTTGCTGCAAGAGTTTTATCTAACTGTATTCTATATTCATTAGTTCCTAATTGTGTAACAGCTTGAATTGCATATTCTGTTGCATTTCCAGCTATTGTAAATGTTTCAAGTATTGATGGTGCAGTAGTAATTCCATCAATAATTAAACTAGTACCAGTTTGACTACCGCCTTTAACTAATGGTGTTCCTTTTTGGAATACTGTTGTTGTAGTACTACAATCTACAGTAATAGAATCATCATTACTAAATTTTTCTAATAAATATTTAGTTCCTGAAGGTAATATCCTTTTAGTAACTACAAATAAAAACTCATTAATAGATGTTATACTATGAAATTTATCATTTGTTTTTGTATTCCAAATAGTCCAACCAGCTATTTTTTCATCTCTAATACTATGGAATACAGCTATCTGACCATCTAAATTATTTCCACTATTTAAAAAATAAGCAAATTGTTCTGGTCTAATTTCATTACCAGTCATCATAGTTATTTGTTTAGGATTATCTATAACCTGACTAGATAATACAGATATACTATTAGATTTATATGCTTGTTCTAAATCAGAAAAAACATATTCACGAATTGATTTACCATTTTTAGATGTAAATAAAGTAGCACCATCAAATGGTGTTGGTTTTGCTCTATTACATCCATATGGAGTTTGTCTAAGAAATGCAATACTAGCTGGTGTAATAGCACTATCATTACTTTGAGGAATATAATATTCACCTGAATCTGTAAAAATTTGCAAGTTTCTACCAGATATTAAATGTCTAATTTCGTTTACTGTATCAGCTGTAATGTTGACATTAATAGCTTCATTAGCTAATCCTGTTCCTAAATCAAAACTAAAATAACCACCAATTTCAGAAGCAATAATAACAGAAGGATTATCTCTTACTCCACCAAACCAAAGTCTATTATCATGTAATGTAACTGCTTGTGGAAATCCTCTAGTTGCAGATATAAGTTGTTCTTGCCAATCGGCATGAGGGCCAACACTTACTGCATCTTCTAATACTGTAACTGTAACTACAGTTGCACTTGTATAACCAGTAACAAAACATTGTTTACCATTAACTTTCAAATATGTATTTACATAACTAGCACTAAAAGCATTAGCACTAGCTGTTAATGTTCTGCCTGTGCCAGTAGCATGAGCAGATAATGTAACAGTAACAGTAGCATCTGCATATTTATAAAATGGTTGTAATGTTTTATTAACACTGCCTACACTAACACTATCATCTTCTTCAAACGCATATAAACTGACACTAAATGTAGATGCAGCAGTTCTTTTGATTTGAACTATAGGATTACTTCTATGACAAATAAATACTGTATCAGCAAATTGAGCATAACTTAGTTCAAATAATTGTGCTGTAGTCCAATTACAGTTTGAAGTTATATTAGTAGCTATTGCTGTACCACTAGAGTTATAAACATCTAATCTATTATTAGATAAAGCAAATACAGCTACTTCATCTTCTGCAAATATAAAAGGAATAATTCTTGATTCTGCTGGAAGCTCTGCTGTAAATTGTGTTGCTGGTCTACGCATAACACCACCTTCATCTAAGAGATACCAGTTCTTACATTGTCTAGCACCTTCAAAGTATGCTTTAGCATCTGTTCTAGCGTTTAATAAAGGATTAAGTTCTCCAGCTGAAAAGTTGGTAAATACTTGTCTGACTTTTCTTGGCATTAGTAATTAACAAGTCCACTTCGACTGCTCCTTCTTTCAGCTATGAATCTAGTAGTATTTAACTTTTTAGTAGTAGTTTCTTGTGATGCGATATTTCTAGCTTTAATTAATTGTCTTTCTGCTTTTGTTTCATATGAATTAATCATAGATGCATCTCTACCTAACGATCCACCAAATGCACTAGCTAATCTATATATTAAAGCTAGTCTAAAATAAGTTGGGAACAAAGATTCATCTTGTCTAAATACATAGTCCATATAAACTTTACTTTCAGATCCATATCCATTCAAATAAATTTTATCTTCATATCTTGAATAGGGTATTGGATTATCATTATTAGTTACAGTTACTATAGTAATAACAGCTGGGTTTGCTGGCATCTGATATGCATATTCATATCTTGATGTTGGAGCATCAGCTAATAAAGATAATTGTTTTTGGCCCATAGCAAAACGCCATGAACATTCTGATAATGTAGATTCAACTACTTCTTCATAAAGAGTGTTTGTAATTAATGCTTCAGTAGAATTATCTGTAAATGATGAAATAGGATTAGCTCCTACCATTACTAAAGCTCTTGATGCTATATCTACTTTAGTTACTGCCATTTATCCAGCTAAATTTACTGATAAATTTTTTCCATTAATAGATGTTACTCCATATTTACTTAATAAAGTTAAATATCCGTTAAACATATCTCTTTGTTTTCTTGGATCTTCTGAAAGTAAAATAGTATCTAACCCAGATATTGCCCCTCTAACTATTCCCATTTCTTTTGAACTTAATTGTTCATTAGAAACAATTACATTTTTATTAGCATCATTAAATGATGTTTTAAAACTTCCATCAGGTTCTTTTTTTACATCAAATAATGCTTCTTTAGGTGTAGATGATTTAACCATAGATGCAGTTAATGCTACAGCTCCTACAGTCAATGGAATATCTATTGCACCTTGTACTGCCATTCCAGCCATAAATGGTTCAGCTTTTGCAAAATCTTTACCAGCTTTACTTGCTTTTTTACCTATTCCCATAGCACCAGATACACCAGCTTTTGCTTTTCTACCAGCTATTGTAGCTCCTATGTCTGCATCTGATCTTATTTTATTTCCTAAATCTTTTGTTTTTACTCCAGCTTTTCTAACTGTTTCTTTTACTCCAGCTGGTACTCTAGCAGATATTGCACTACCAGCTTTTTTTGCAGCTCCAGCAACAGCTCCTGTTGCTGCTCCAGCTGTAACTGTAGATGCTTTTTTTGCACCTTCTACAGTTTTTTTAACTGCTTTTTTACCTAATTCTTTTCCTTTGGAAACTGTTTTTTTAGCAAGTGTTTTTGCTCCAGTTGTTGCACTAGCTGCACTTGCTCCAGCTACTTTAGCTGCACCTGATTTAGCTGCATTTTTTAATTTATTTGTTTGTTCTGTAGTTACATTGATTGCTTTTTTTAGCTTTTTATTTTTAAGTAATTTTTTTGCTAATGCTCTTGCTGCTATTGTTATTGCCATTTTTTATCCTTTATCAGTGGGGGATTACTCCCCCACTTCTTAATTATATTATGCTAATATTACAGTTGTAACAGTAGAAGCACTTGAAGCAGATACAATTAAAATATCTACTACAGCATTTGATCCACCACTATTTACAATAATAACATCTCCAGCAGTTAAATCACCATTAGATAATAAGAAATAATCTGCATCATCTATAGTTCCAATAGCATCTCCGTCTGTGTAATACCATAAAGAATTAGTATCACCCATTTGAGTTGCTTTTTTAACAGGATTGTCTAGTGCATATGCCATTAATTACTCCTATTCTGCACACTTCTGTACGCGAATACCATTGGTGTCAATTAAGATTGAACCCATTGATAGGTATGATGTTAATAGATGAGCTACTTTCTCAGGAATGTAGTTTACTTCAGTTCTTACTTCTGAACCTACGCCTAAACCCATTGAGGATTTATGCCAACAAATAGTATGTCTATCTGTTGATCCAGATGTATCAAGACCTGAGTGAACGAATGTTAAGAATCCTAAGAATCTTTTAGCTGTGTAATTCATTCCAGCAAAAGGTAATTGACCTGGGCCAATATAGTCAAGGTTTGACCAGTTATCTTCTGCTAATAGATCGCCCCATTGATTTGGGCCTATTGCCCAATATCTTTGGTCATCATCAGGAACATCATTGTTTCCAAATAATGCTTGCATATCTTTAAATTTAGCTACATTCATATCAGTTGCTACAGTTGTACCATTTGCACCAGCGTTGTTTGCTAATGTAGTAGCAGAGGACATTGCTGTTGTAATGATACTGTCAGTCTTACGACCAAGAGCATAAGCTGCGTTGTTTGCAATTACTGCTCTTTCGTCAATGTTGGTTTTCAACTCGTCTAATTTATCCACATAGTCAGATGCATAGTAGTCAGCAAGTGTTGCTGTTACATTTGTGTGTGAAATGTTCATCGCTACAACCTCAGCGTGTCTAGCTTTAGTTGTTGCTTCTCCTGTTCCTACTTTTTGGAACTTAACAGATTCACCTGATACACCATTAACTGTACGAATTAAATTTTTAAGTTTACTACCCATTCTTTGGTATGCCATATGTACCTCAGCTTCAAACTGGGTAATAAAAGCATTGTTTATAGTTGCACTCATTTTAACTCCTTTAAGTTAGTTAGTTTATGTAAAAAGATTATCTCTTTTGGAAGCAATCGTTATCCTAATTAGGGCGATCCTAATGCCATCTGAGGTCTTATTAAGCTATCAGTTACATAAATAACTAATTAATTCAACGCACAAATTTAAATGATTGGATATTTTCTGTAGGGATTACAGTCAAATCGCCTATATCTGTATCATTGTAGGACATATAAACGATTGTAGAACGTTTGTTTTTTTCTAATAAAAAACCTTCTGTAGTATTTATTGCTGGTTTATATAATTTAGCTTCACTAGGAGAGAGCCATTCAGCATGGCTAATAGCATCTCTCCAGAGTATCTTAACTTTTTTACGCTTTGTTTGAGTATTTTTCGTAGAGGTCAGTAACTTTTTTAATGTATGCTGGATCTTTTGCTCCATCTTTCCAATACCTTTCATCAGCCATCATTGATCTTAAATCTAATGGATCAAGAGAAACATCTATTTTAGTTTCTGTACTTGGTATAGGAGCATCTTTATTTAAAGACATAATTTCTTCTATAGCTTTTACTCCATCAGCTGTACTAGCTATATTAGCTATAGCCGTATAACTACTTTCACTTAGATTTTTCTTTGCCCAAAGATCAGCTGATTCAATTCTTTGAACAGCATTTTCACCTAATAAATTTATCTGTGTATCTCTATCTGGTAAACCAGCTATTTCATTTTGTACAAAAGCTTCTATACCTTTGTTAAAATCTTCATTGCTCAAACCTTTTGATCTAGCTGTTTCTTCCCACCATTTTAATAATGGTTGTTCAGCATCAACATCTATCTGCACTCCATCAGGTAATTCAGGCATTTGCATTTCATATTGCTCAGGTGCATTACCACTAATATCTGCTAATACTTCTTCTCGAATAGTACCAGCTAACTCTTCAGTTCTTTGACCTAATTTTTTTTCTAATGCTTTGTAAGAAGCTCCAAGCTCCTCAACATTTATTTCATTTAAATCGCTATTCCAAAACTTTTCTGGAACGTATGATGGTATTTCTGTTTCTGTATTAGTTTCTGTATTAGTTTCTGTTGATTGATCTTCACTCATTTACTGTACCTCTTTTTGCTTTACTTTTAATTAATCCCACTATCCATCTTTGTCCTTCTAAATGCCATAGCGTTTGGTCATTCATTTGGGGTGAACAATATGCATTGATGGTTAGCGATTCCAAATGTTCCAACACCTTTTTTCCATCAGGTTGATTAAAAACAGAAGCGTAAACTTTATCTATGTCTGTCGTTTCTGTTTTATTGGACTTCTTGGTCTGTAGTTTCTCCCAACTCATTTGGTTGCATATTAGCTTGTTGTTGTGCTGATTGCAACCTTGAAACTATTTCTTGTTGTTCTTCTGGGGTTCTTACTAATTTTTCAGGTAAGTTCATTTTATCTACTAAATATCTGGCTATTTCATCTTGTTTAACTACCATGTTTAACATTTGTGGGCCAAAGGTAGTTCCTAATATTTCTGAAAATCTCATTACATCAGCTATGTCTTGTTGATGTTGTGCCTTAGATAATGGTGAAGTAGATACTACTTTTACTTCTCTATCATTAACTGTAGGTATTTGTATTTTACCTTGTTTAGTTAATATTCTAATTACCCTTCTTAATAAGGGTGTTACAAACTCTGATTGTAATCTACCGAATGATGATCCTATTTGTCGTGATAGATCAGACATTCTTTCTGCTACTTCAGTAGCTGACATTGGTGTACCTTCAGGTCTACCTAATGTTTCCATATATAAAGCCTTTTTAATATTTGCTCTCATATCTCCTAAGATTAATTGAGCTACATCAAATCTACCAGCTGCTGGTAGTGCTTGTAATCCTCTGCTATTTGGTGCTACAGGGATTAGACTACCGGGCTGTAGTGCAATATTTTCTGGATTTATTACTCCATCATCTTCAAAAGTATATATACCAGATATACTCATTTGAGCATTTTGTAAGATGAGTTCTACTGTTAAGTTTGTAGTTTTAATTGCAGCCATAGCATTAAATACTGGGCCACGACCATAAACTTCTCCTGATGCTTTATTCCATCTAAATGCAATATAGGGATTTGCACCTACACCTTTTAGTTCTTTTTCAAAAATCATTTCTTGCATACTCATACAAACTACACAGTATTTATATACTTCTTCATTAGGCTTATCGTAAACTTTAAATACACCTTCTATTATTTTTGCTTTGCTATGACCATCATCTGAAATCTTTTTTAACATTTCTGGCGACATTTCTGCTTTAGGGTATGCAGTCATAAGATGATTATAATTAATATATCTAGTTCTAAAGATTGTATCTATTTTATTATTAGGGCCATTATTAAGCATAACTCTAGGTAAGGGTATTGCTTGAAAGTTTATTGGATTAAGACTATCACCTTCTTCTACTAATATAACAGCTGTTCCAATAGCTAAATCCATAAATGCTTCATGTATTTCTTGATTAAAGTTTGAACCACCTAGTATTTCAAAGACATATTCAGTAATAGCATCTAGTTGTTCATTAACTAATGGTATTGCATCATCTGGTATTTCTGAACCAGCTTCAAAGTTTGCCCAACGACCATATGTTGGAACCATTCCAGCTTGTAATCTTGAAGCAAATTCCTGTATTCCTACTACTGCTGTTTCATCAAATATTTTATCTGTTCTTCTTTCTCCTATAGTTTCATCATAAAATGATTCTCTTTGAGGCATAGTATATTCATAAGCTTCTTCATACTTATCTTTCCAATGGTCAAAAATATATTCTGCATCTCTTAATTTTTTTATAAAAGAAGCTACTCTAGGATCGTTTCCTGAGTATGGTGCATCATCTGTTGGGTAAATAGTGTATGCCATTAAAACGTACTATAATCTGCATCAAGAGTTCCAGATTTCATTTTACCTAGAAATGTTTTAGCTGATGATACTAAAAACTTTCTATTAGGACTACCAGCTTCTCCACTTTTAGCTAATGTCTGTACTCTTTTAAGAGCTTTTTCATCACCTCTAGCAGCTGCATCAAAATCATTTGCTACCTTTGGTGTATCTTTAATAGTGATTGTTTTTTTATTTTGATTTTTTTTACTTGGTGAAATTGTACTATTGTCTACACCTTTTTTTGAACCTGACATATATTCTCCAACATATTGACTATATGGTTTTCTACTAGCATAATATGCTGCACTAAAAAATGATGGCATTCCACTAAGTCCTGTTAAGATAGCTCCAGTTACTTGTTTAAAAGTTTGTTGAGAATCATACATTTGTCTTGATAAAGGCATTGATATATTCCTACTAGCATTATAAGCGTTTCTTCCTTCTGATGTAAATACTAATCCTTTGTCTGTTTGCACTCCAGCCATATAACCACCATCAGCTCTTACAGTTCCTAAACCTTGACTAGCTAAGTATTCATTTCTTGCTGCTTGATATTCTGAGCCATACATTTGATTAGACGATGTAGTAGAATAAAATCCTGTTGGAGTAGAACTAGCTCCAGCAACTGGCCCAGCTACAGTGGTAGTAATTCCTAATTTATTTTGAGCATATTTATCTGCTTCTTTAGCAACCCTATTAGCTTTTATTTTATCTGCATTATATGTTGGAGTACCTCCAGTAGATTTGGACATACCACCTGTTGATGCTTTTTCACCGCTCAAATTTGCTCTCCATCTCTATAAAATCCTTGCATACCAGATTTAGAAAATAAACTTCTTGATCCCAGCATTCCTTTTGATTTTCTTTTTTTTATTCTAGCCTCTTTTGCTTCTAATCTTTTTAATTCTTCTTCTTCTTTTTTTTTCTTTCTTTCAATATCTTCTCTTAAAGCTTTGTCAGCTGGTGTTTCTTTGTATGATGTTGATCCGAATAAATTTCCCATTATAACTCTATTTCAGAATATCCTTCTTTTTTCAACGCACAATATAATTGATATGGTGTAAAGATCCACCATTTATTATATCCAATCAATCTTTGTACATAACTTACACAACTATGCTCTTTAATCCATGATCCCATAAAACTAGGAAATCTAGTCTTTTTATGTTTCATTTCACCATCTAATATTACTCCATTCTTCATTCTAATCATTCTAAAAAATGCTTCAGCCGTACTATCTTGTATTGTTTCTACTAATAATTGACCAAATATATACTCTAATATTATCCAATGTTTAGTAGTTGGATCATAACTAATTACGCCACAATGTTTGAATCCTCTTCTAAATTTTTTGGTATGTCTATGACCATCTTCGTTTTCAAAAAAATAAACTAAAAATTTGTTCTGTTTTGCCATACCGATTTCTTTTTCTTTTTGTCAAATATATTCCAACCTCTAGTTTTTACAACAGAACTAGGTGTTGATATTCCTACTGTTAATTGTTTACCTTCTCCAGCACCCATTAACATATACTGTAAAGCATCATGTACATGAGAATATTTGTTTTTATTAGGTTTTTCATCATAACGATCACCAGATGTTTGTATTCTTCTATAATGATAGCCACCATTAAAACCTTTTTTAAGGTTCACACAGCTATTATTTAATAAAAAACCAGACTTGCCTTCTACTAACCTACTTAAAGCTGTTTCTACAGCCTCTATACGCAGAGAAACGTCATTACTTGGAGCTGGTCTAGCCCTAATTCCTTGTGATCTCATTATTTGGAACGGAGTTGCTTCATCTGTCTGCACTCTAAAGTCACCAGCTGGATCACCATAGATATCTATAGTTAATCCTTTGTATGTTTTTGCTATTTCATGTTTTAATAATTCAGTAAATCTAACTATACCCATATCAAAACATACAAGTTCTTGTAAGATGATCCATCTTCCACTTGATAGCTTTTGTCCAAAGACTGCTGCTGGTGTTAATCCAAAGTCAATACCAATAAATACTTCAGTAGGGAATGGTGTAATAACTTCTTTACTAAGATGTATATCTTCACTCCAACTTGGATAGACAGGCTTACCTTCTTCTAATGATCCTAGTTTATTCATAACATAAACATCAATCCATCCCTTAGTTTTACCTTTGACTATGTTTTCATAGTAAGCATCTGTAATAAATTTTTTATTTTCACATAAAGGATTTCTTTTATAACCAGTAAGTTCTCCTTTATCATCTTTACTTTCTAATAATGCTGATGGTTGTGTATGAAAACTCCAGTTATCAGGCTTGACTAACATCAATGCTTCTTCTTTTCGTATGTGATCTGGTACTGGTACATCACCAGCCATGACTGCCCACCAATGATCTTCTTCAGGTGCGTTGGTATCAGCAATAACACCATACCATGATGCACCACCATCACGCATAGAAGGGAATCTACCTACACGCATAGTACAAGCATCAATAATTGACTTAGGTAACTCTCTTGCTTCATTCACCCAGACACCAGTTAATTCTAACGATAGTAGTTTCTTTACATCTTCTGGTCTATCTAATGCAAGAAAGATAACTTCTAAGTCTGCATCACCAATAGTAATCTGATGTGTGTAAGGAACTGACCATCTAAATGGCCCAAATGTATTTTCTGGAAACCAATCCAGCCATGTTTTAATTGTTGTAGTTTTTAATTGAGGGTTCGTGTTCCTGATAACAGCCCAACGAGATTTTCTTCTTCCGTCAACACCTTTAGATTGTTGAAGTGCCCTTCTAAATATTTCAATACAGCAAGCAACTGACTTACCGCTTCCAACTGGGCCTCGAAGTCCTCTAAAGAAATCGTTTGATTTAAGAAAGCTTCTAAGTGTTTGTCCATCTGGCTTATAATTAAATTCCATTACTTGACTTTTGCAATATGCTCAATCAGTAACTTCTCCCTAACACTTGGCCCTAATGCTTCAATCATCTTATCAGCTTCTTTATCAGTTAAGAGTTCTTCTGGCAAGAATTTTAAATGTACTTTCTTAACTATTTTTCTTAATCTTTGTCTATCTTGAAAAGATAGAGGAAATTGTTTTCTATTATCTATATCTACTTCAGCATCAATAGGATCGAAATCAGGTGGTCGTACAAAATTATCTGTCATTAACATTTCCACTTTCTTAAAGCTAATGCTTTACGAGTTGGTCTACCTTTTGAATCTTTCATTGGCCCTTTTACTCCTGACATCCTAGCACAAAAACTTTTTTTTCTGCCTTTTGCTTTCTTAGTTTTAGGATTAGGTGCTGGTGGTTTTAGATTAGAACCATCTTTGTTTTTAAAATATTTACGACCAGCTGCATTAAGTCCACCTGACGGATTCTGATATTTTTTGGCTACCATTAACTAAACTTTCTATAAGATGCTGTTTTTTTAGCTATTTTTTTAGGCTGTTTAGATACTTGTTTACCTTTAGCTTTTGCTTTTCTTTTAGCTTTGGTAGTAGCTGCATATTCAGATGCACTTAATGCTTTGATTGCTTTAGTAGGAAGATATCTTTCGCCTGTATCACTAGATCGTTTACCAGATTTAGTTCGCCATTTTTGGCTACCCCATGCTTTTAAACTTCTTTGTGATTTGGCAAGAGCCATTACTTATATCCACCCCCAGCTGCTTTATATCTTTTAGCTAACAACTGGGCTTTTCTTGCAGACCATTTACCAGCAGCAGTTCCTTGTACAGAACTAGCTTTAATACTGTTAAATAATCTTTTTCTCATGCTTGGTTTAGTATAGTTACCAGCCTGATTTACTTTACTAGGCATTATTTCTTTTTAGTTTTTTTCATACTCATCTTAACGCCTTTCTTCATAGCGTCTTTCTTAGCTGCTCTCATTCCAGCAGCAGAATATGGGTATGTTTTTTTTCCGACTTTAGGCATTTGTTTGTTGCTCCATTATATCTGATTTAAATTTAATGAAATCATCAACAGTTTTGTTGAGGGTTTCTGTTCTGAATTTAAATAACTGTTCGTTCTTTAACTCTAATCTTTCAATCAAGAACTTTACTTGTAATTCTAATTCAGCGTTATGTTTCTTTAAGGCTTTGATCTCCTTACGGAGTTCATTAACCTTACTTTCTGACGGTGTCATAGCCATATACCCTTTCTATTCAAAATTTACACAAACTTCAAATAAAAAATCCAGCTGGATCAACACCATGTCATAACCTGACAAGCTAGAACTCTATTAAGTTCCTGTTTTGAAGTGTTGTATAAGGAATATAAATATAAAATACAGATAAACAATTCACATTAACTGTCCGTTGACAGCTTTGAATAAATAACATAATAGCTTTGCCCAAATAACACTAGCTTTATCAGAACCTATCCATTAATTCTTCTATAAGAAATGCTTAATTTATTAAAAAATATTTTTAAAAGGCCCTCTATACATCTTGATGATGGAATAATGCAGTTCTGTAAAGCAGAATATGGTGATGATTGGCGATTTGCTTATNTATCTTATAAGCAAGACGGAAGATTCCCTAACTCAATATCTATCAGAAGCTAAGTATACTTCNTGTTCGTCTTTTTCAGGATGCTTTTTGCCCTGAATAATGCTTACCACATACAAAATAATAGCGGCTATTCTCATTTATTCCGAAACTTCCCCATTCTTTACAATCTTTAACCGAACAAACCTTATGTTTAACTTGTTCTTCTCTACTCCATCCTAGTATCTGAACTATGTTGAAGTACTTTTTTGACATCTAATGTTTGTTTAACACCTGTTCACTACTGAATCAAGCAGTTTTTAACCCCCACCCCCACCAGTAGTGAACGTAGCAGTGTGTCTGCGTTTCCAACTATCCTAGGTCTATGTTGATCTTCAGTTGTCCTTCGACACTGTGTTGTACCTTGTCTGGGGTGCGTAGACCTACCCTGTCAAGTACATCTCTACTTGCTTCTAATTGTACATACTCGCTCTTGGCACTGCCAGCTAAATGGACAAGCTTGTTGGACGCAACCACTGCTCCCAGTCCTAACGTTCTCGCACACTGATCCATCATGTACCTTTGTACCTTTGGAGTTCGTAGTGTTCGTGACGCCTGTACTCTACCCCCATCTTTCGTTGAATAACCAGCCTTTATGGATGCTTCTTTGATGCTACATCCAGTGGCTACGATAGTATCTACCAGTCTTACTTGCTTGGGTGTTAGTCCATACTTTGATGTGGCTGACTTTTCTTTGTCGGTCAAATTGGTTTCTTGCGTGGACACCTCTTGTTAGTTATAGATAATAAAAAAGGCTGTCAAGTAAATAATGTAGACATTCAATATGTATCTGAATACACTGTATTTATTTTACTCGTTTCATACTACATTTGAGAATGAAGCCAGCTTCAACCTCGCTTTGCGAGGATTCTCAAATCTATTATTACACTGAGTTCAGATCATATTTCGTTGGGGGTACACAACCCCCAAACCCCCACTTATCTCGTAAAGGATATCTTAAATCCTTTACAACCTAGCTTAAAAACTAAGAAAAAACACTAATACAAATGGACAGATTGTCGATGGCATTAGTTATTACGCTAGGGCCCCAACCCCAGCGTTTCTGGCACAACAATATGTCGCCTCAAAGGCAACATTTGCATTATTCTTTTTTTTAGTTTGTTTGGTCATTAACGGCGTTATCATGGAGATAACACCATATAACAATATTATAAAATATATAAATAATATAAATTATAATATCTTAAATAGGAGAACTAAAAATGACTACAATAGAACAAAAAGAAACTGAAATATTAGCTACTACTAAAACTAATACTCAAGCATCATTAAATACACTGTATCGTGATACTTTAAAATTTGATGATTTATTTAATCTAAAATGTGAGTTAGGTTCTGAAATCAGAAGATTAGATTACAGAATTAACAACCAAAAAGCATTGATGGATAAAAAGGCTATTGAGTATCAGAAGCTAAAGGAGATCAATGGATCTAACATTAATTCAGTTAAGGCATCCTTTCAAGGTCAAGAAACATTTGCAAACCAATTGTCCAGAATTGAATGGTCAGTTGAAAGAATGCAATACACCCTTGAATATCTAGAAATCAAGCGTCAAACCACTGTTGAATTTTACGAGCAACATATTGAGAAATATGTTCCTTATTCATCTGGTCAGGTCAAAAACCTTGAAAAGCTTAATGATGCTAATAACAAAGGCAAAGAATGGTTGTCAAAACATAACCAAGAACTAGATCCAGTTATTGAGGGTAGTGAATTAATACCAGCTATAGCTGAATAATATTCTTTCATAGTTAAAAACATTTATTGATAAGGGGATAAACCCCTTATCATCTGGATAGCGATCCAGAAAAAAAAAAATGCCTCGCATTCGCTCGGCTTTAGATTAAACCGAAAGGAGTAAATTAAATGATTACTACGCATATGATATATATGTTATTATTAGGAGCATGGAGTGGAGCTAGTTATGCAATACTAGAACTTCATGTTATAAAACCGATATTGGAAAGGAACTATTATGGATAGTGTAATAAAATTAACTGCACAGTTAGAAGCCTTCAAAACTGTACAACACAAGTTAAAACATGAAAATGAAGGATTAGATATCAAAACAGTAGATCATTATTATAAATGGGTTACTGATGTTATTGAAATAATAAAATTTCAAATCGAAAAAGAAGATCAATTTCAAGACATTAAAGAAAAAGTGATTGAAAAAGAAGGGGATTTAGTATTCCCATTTGTTGAAAGGACAAAAGTAAATGATTAAATGGACTTTAAGGTTTGCACCTAAAATTGCAAAGAGTATTGCTACAACAGTAGTATATAAATATGCTAAAGATAGAGCCGTATGGTACTATCATAATGCAGTTAATCCTAGATATTCAGAAACTATGCTGAATTTATATAAAGTAAATAAAGCAGAGCAACAAATGAATAGAGCAGAAGCATATGGTATCAGAAAGAAAGTCTTTCATATATCAAAAGAAGGCTATGTTTATGATGTAGCTACTGGAGCAATATATGGAAACATAGATGAGCCAACAGGCAATAAGTATGAATTTGATGATAAGTATAAAACAGAAATCAGAGAGGAAGGTAATACAGCATGGACTTAAAAAATACTCAAATGTTATTAGACATGATTAAAGACTTACATTTAAGAGTTCATAAACTATATATGGCTAACATTAAATTAATAAAATCTTTTAGAGATAATGATTTATTAACACATAAAGAACGTGTTGCTTTATTAGATATGCAGTTATTAGAAACAGAGAAAGGAAACAATCATGAGCAAAGTAAAACAGATGTATGAAGATCAGAAAACCGAACTAGAAGAAACTACTAGTGTTTTAGAAGATGAACGTAGAAAACTAGAAGGTGCTTACACGATCTTAAAAGCTGTAAGTAAATCTAAAATAGTACAAGGAACTAATTTACATTCATCTATTTACTATTTAGATAAGACTATTAAAGAATGTGATATCGCTATTGATATCAATTATGCTGAGCTAGATGATAACCCACTAACTACCATCTAGCTCTATTAGAGGAAAGGACTAATATGAATACACTACTACAAACCGAACTGGATAACAATGCACATTTATTTTTTCCAGTTAATGAAATGCCTATTTATAATCAACAAGGTGAACTAATCAAAGGTTATAAACAGTTAAGAAATGGTGATACAGATCAGTTATTATCTATACAAAAGCAATCATATCAAGTGCTTACAAATGAAGAATGTGTAGTAAAAACAGTGACTTATTTGGATAAACACTTTGTTACTGAAGGTATGATTATACAAGCAAGATCAGCACCAGATGGTACTATTATACGATATGACTTTACATTACCGCACTATAAACAACCATTTAGAGATAGTCGTGTTTTGTTAAAAGCATCTATGTTTAATAGTTTAAATGGTACTAGATCATTTATCTTAATTATTAGTTATGTTTATGAAATATGTACTAATGGCTTAGGTCATAATTTATGGGATGTACATATCTCTAAAAGACATAGTAGTAAAAAAGAACTTGTATTAGAAACAAATTCAAAACAATTATGTAACTTACATCAAGTATCTAATAAACTAAATGATATGAGTGAAATAGATATGACTTCATATGATATGGAATCACATACAGATAGATTATGTTTTCAACCAACACATAAAGACAGAAGTCATGTCAATCAACAATGTAAGAAATATATACTTGATGAATATGATTCATACTCTAAAAGATATGGTAAGAATTTATTTAGTGCATATCAGGCATGGACACACTGGGCAACGCATTACCCAAGTGCATCTATAAATACAGTATATGATAGACAACGCAAAGTTGCTGGTATGAAAGTATTAAATTAATAAGTTTAGGGTTGCCCGTTGGTAATTCTTTAGGCTAAGGTAGTGCCGAGGGATATGTATACATGAGAATATCTGTTTATCCTAAAACTACCTACAAGTTTCACGTTAGGGAGTAGCTCTCCCTTTCAGGCTGACTGAATAACGTTTCAACAGAGGCGTAAGGTACACCTAAGATGAAGTATGGACAAATGTCTGAGGTACTCAAGGGTGGTTGTGAGTAGACATAGAGCAAAATTCTATCTGAAGTCGAAAGCTTGTGGGTGATAAAATAATCCCACGCCTTTAGTGAATTGAGTTTCGTTGGGTTACCTCCTATACCTAACGAATATTACCTAAGGCAAGGTAGTAGCCGTAATGAGATATCATCCTTGCCTTTCGTATAAAAAAACATTACTTCTTGAATATGGAATATGCTTTAGGCAAAAGATTTTTTACTAAAATTATTCCTCAATTCGTAGAAGCTAGAAATAGAAAAGGTATAACACAAGCTAACCTAGATGATATTCTAGGAGTAGCTAAAGGTTTAGTATCAAAATGGGAAGTCGGTATTAGAAAACCGAGTGGTTATTTATTTTGTTGCTGGGCCGATGCATTAGATTGTGATATTGTATTAGAATTGAGGAAACATGAGGATAGTATATCTAAATAATAAATTATATATCTCATTAACAAAAGATGAGGTTTATAACGTCAATAAAAGTATTGGCTCTCCTACTGAAATAGACATAGGTAATCTAAGAGTTTTACATGAAGATGTAAATTTAGCTGTTTTATCATATTGGAAGGATCAAGATGCAAAGCGTAAATGAGCTTCTACAAAAACTAGCTAACCAAATAAAAGAAAGCAAACTTTCTCCAATGGAGCGTAAGCAAAAAAAGAAAGAGTTTGTTACTAAATTAGGCTATCGTTATTTAAATTATAACAAAGCTAAGTGGTTTGACTACTTATATAATTCAAAAAAAGTAGCCGAAAATAAGATTGTATATTACGAAGCAGAATTATTATACAATAAATACAGAGAGGAAATAGACAAATGGAAGGACTACAAAACGAAACAAAGACAAAAGAATTTCAGGTCTTAGAAACTATTGGTGGCAGTGATGCTAACAATATAGTACTTGGTACTTATGCTCAATGGCGTAAAATTGTTGACGATAAAATCAATAAAGTAACTGCTGATTTATCTCATGTTTTACCTGTTCAAATGGGCATAGCCACAGAAGAATTAAACCGAAGATGGTTTACTCAGATTACTGGATTACCAGTAACTACTTCAGATATTATACATACTAATTCAGATAAACCATATGCTCATGCTAGAGTAGATGGACTAATTAAAGTTGATGAACCAGCTATCTTTGAAGCTAAACACACTAATCCTTTTAAGCCTGTAGTAGATCAAGTACAGAAATACTATGGTCAATTACAACATTACATGAATGTATTAGATTTTGATAAAACATATTTATCAATATTTTGTGGTAATATGAATCATCATATATTTAAAGTAGATAGAGATGACAAATATATTAATGATCTAGTACTAGCAGAAAAGTATTTGTATTTATGTATTAAAGACAAAACAATACCTCATCATGATTGGTATGAGGATTACCAAAAGAAAAGAAAGACACAATACTTAGTAGAGGAGATAGCATGACTTATCCAAACAGTGCTGGTTATACTAATAAAACAACTAGTAAAGAAGCAGCCGACAAGATCAATATGCAATATCCAAGACAAAAATTTGCTATTGAAGATGTATTTAAATTAGGTGAATATAATACATATACTGCTGATGAAGTAGCAGATCAATTAAATCATAACCTTATAAGTGTAAGAGCAAGAATAACAGAACTTACACATCAAGGTATATTACAAGATTCTGGTGAACGAAGAAAGAACAAGAACAATAGAAATGTTATAGCTTGGATTCACAAGGATAAACTAACTAAACAACAGGAGATGTTCAAATGAGTGAAGTAAATAAGACGAATAAAGAAATATGGGATCTAATGAAAGTTACCGATCCTAGATTTACGAAAGATGTTACTTTCGGTAGAGGATTTACCAGTATTGATCCTATGTATCAAATTGGTAAAATGACAGAAATCTTTGGCCCAGTAGGTCATGGATGGGGATATAATGTACAGTATCATTATGCTGATACATATGTAGCCGCTGAAGTTAAAGTATGGACACATGACAAGAAACATTCTTATGGCCCTGTATGTTCTATGCTACCTCTTTCAAACAGTAAAGGTAAGTTTGATGATGAAGCTGGTAAAAAAGTTATGACAGATGCACTAACAAAAGCATTTAGTCATCTTGGTATGTCAGCTGATGTATTCATGGGCTTGTTCGAAAGCAGTAAGTATGTTGAACAAGTCAAAAAAGATTTAGGTATCGGTACTGATAAAGTAAAAAAGATATCCTAAAACAGTTGGGCCTTGACAGTTCTTCGCAAATGTGGGGGATGGTGTTGTCAATGTGCCCATTTGGTAGTCTTGCATCATCCCCCTTTACAATTAAATCAACCTATTCCAAAACAGGAATAGGTATCATATGAAATGAACCATGTTACTAAACTAACTGAAGAAAGTTTTATTATTAAATCATGTTATATTTGTAGCCGAAGATATACAAAATCTATGATGATAAAAAAACGATTAAAATATAAATGTATAGTTTGTAATAATAGAAAGGAAAGAAATGAGAACAATGCCTGATATGTGTTACCATGATATTTGTAATTCATTGGTAAAAAATTATGATGGTGACGATCATTATGAAGTATGTCATAATGTATATAAAGGAATCCCTTGGTACAAAAAATTAATGTATTTAACATTCTTTGGTAGATCATATTTAGATAGTGTGATTGATGAATGTGTCAGAGAGCGATACGACGATTTAAGATAAGGAGAAATCTACATGACAATAAACAAAGCAACACTGCTTGGTAATCTGGGTGCTGATCCAGAGATCAAAATAACTACAACCGATTCTAAGTTTGCCAGATTGAATCTAGCTACTAATGAAAGGTTCAAAAATAAAGATGGCGAACTACAAGAGAAAACACAATGGCACAATGTTGTTGTATTTGATCCTATGATTGCCGACACAGTAGAAAAATACTGTAAGAAAGGTCAGACACTTTACATTGAAGGTCAGATCGAAACCAGAAAGTATGAACAAGATGGTGTAACTAAGTACACTACAGAGATTGTTATTGCCAAATACAAGGGGATGCTTAAAATGATAGGCAGACCAGAAGGTTCTAGCAAAACAGAAGATGCTAAACCATCAAAATCGTCAGATGATGATGTAGCAGATATTCCTTTCTAAATTAATACTTAATCATACAGGGGGTTATAAAAGTACCCCCTGTATGGCTCTTAAAATACTATTTTTTCCAGTTCTCAGCGATCTTTTCACCACTTCTACCAGCTATATACCCACCAACACCGATTGTTAGTAAATTCCACATAGGATCAGGAATAGACAGTTCTACTGTCGTACCGAATATTATGTTAGCAAAAGGCATTAGTATATAATTATTAAAAATTACTATAATGCATATCCACATCAATGCTGGTCGCCAAGTTGCAGTAAGCCAATGCTTACTACCAGCTTCAGCTTGAATGATTGATGCTGCACTTTGTAACTCTTTGCTATTATTATCTAACATCTGAGATGTAATTTGAGATTTAAGTTTTTCTGCTAAGTCTTTATCTTGTACTGACTTATCAACAACACCTAACGCTATTTTAGCAATAGGCCCAATAGCTCCTAATAAATTTAGCATTAGCTAAACAATAACATGGCAAACAGTATACCAGAAATTATCATCCATATTTTATAATGGCTTAATACTGGTTTCCATTTCATCCACATATCTTTAATCATATCCATGTTCACTCCTTATAAGTAAATATTTCCATCCCATGATCCACTTTTCTTTAGAACCATAGGAACAATGTAAGGTATACCTTCTGTTATAACTCCACAAGACAATACTGGCTTTGATAAATTCACTTTCATATATGCCATGGCTAGTGATTTTTTATCTACAAGACAACCAACAGACATACCCCAGTTTAAATTGTAATCATTAGCTACATATTTAATTTCTGACGTAGTATGAAAATGCCCCTGTACACAGCTTTGAGATGTTTCTCTAACAGCTTTTGCAATATCTTTACAGAATTGATGAGCAAAACAAATCCTTCCTTTATCAGTTTCAATAATATGTTTCTCTTTCCACACCCATCCTTTACCCACTTCAAGTATTTCATTGTAATCTTTGATAAAGAATTTTGACATACCCTTTGCCATAGCACGTCTAAGCACCATAGATCCATGATTAGATTCTAGTAATGTCATCTTAGGAAATATTTTTTCTAATTGTTTACATAGAGAACGCCCACCAAGTAACTCATCAGCTGGAGATGGTAAGTCTGGATTTATAACATGACTTACATTAATAGAATGCCAATCCATTTCGTCTCCAATATGAACCACAGTATCTGGTTTGTATTGTTTATTTAGTTTACTTAAAAAAGGGAATAGTGATTCATGATGATAAGGGAAATGACAATCACTTATAACTAATATTCGTTTAGACACGAATTTAGATTAAATAAAATTATATAGTTTGTATAGTCTTAGTTGTACAAAAACCAGTAGTATAAAGATCAGGTAAATGGCTAAGGCTTATTCTGATGGTTTTAATTTCTGTTAAACATTTTTCTACAGTCTCAAATTGATTTGATTTTATTTCTTTTAAACAAGTATCTTCTAATGGGATATCTGGATTTTGAATACAGAAAAACATAATAAGAAATACTTTCATCTCATACCAACTAATTTTGTAATAAACATTGTAAGTGCTATAATTATACCCCCAAATATAGCTAGTGCTTTTATACCACCAGCACCCATATTCATTTTTCTTTTTAGTTCTTCTATGTCTTGTTTATTTTTAGTTAAATCATTATGCATTGAATCTAGCTTTTGTTCTATTTTAGCTAGTTTCGTTAATGTACTCATTAGTTTATTTTACCTATTGATCTTATAAATTCACGACCTTCTATAGTTTCTATTTGTGCTTTTACTTTAACACATGATACTCTAGCTGAATCTGATATATTTCTTTCAATCATTCTTTTCTTTTCAAGGCAATCTTTAAC